ATCATAGTATCTCCTAACGATACTATTATTTTATATGAATTATATTACACTGTCAATATTTAGACACCATGTTTGTTAGTTTTTGATTTAGCCACTATACTTTTTGTATTCACGGATTTGAGCTCTTTACTTGGTCCTTTAGCAATTAATGTTTTTCCTTTAATTCCTTGATTACGCTGTGCTGCGTTAACAATATCTTCTTCACCTTGGCTATACATCCATACAGTAGGTACATCTTTAGCAGGTCCTTCCTTATTAATAGATTTATCAGGCGCACCGGCCATTTGAATTCCTAATCTATACATACCATAATATTGATCTATACCTTGATATTGTCTAGCGTGTGATCCAGATTGTTTGATATTTTTTCCTAATTTTTTTTCAGCTTTTTCTCTTAATATTTCAAAAATTTTCATAACTAACCTATTACAAAAGTATATCCAGTTCCACCTGCAATTAAATCAAACAATTCCTTTTCTAACTTTTCAATTTCAGTAGTACCTTGAGTTTTAAGATCATTCCCATTAAGTTGGCTTCCACCTTGTGGTCCAGCAATATTACCAAACTTACTACGAGCTTCACCTAAAATAATTTTACAATTAGCTAAAGTGTAATCTAAAATCCATTGACGAGAATAAAGATCATTAAGAATAACAAAATCTGGTTTAAAATTTTGTACTCTCAACAATATAAGTTCTCCTTCAGTAAAAGAACGTTGTAAAATTCTTAAAGTTCGACTGTGGTTAATCCATTGAAATTCTATAAATGAACCAAAAATTTTGCCTATAGTTTCTTGATAGCTAGCAAACATATAATAAGTAGAAATACCACCTAGCATTGTGCTATTAAGTAGATAGGTATTAGTATATGCTAAATTAAAAGGTTCAAAATTTGTACCGGTTCCTCCCCCCGACCTGCTTCCTAAAGTTCTTCTAAAAATGCTTTGAACATTTATAATTTCGTCACTTAATTTGTAATCATTAGTGTCTTTTTGAAGAGTTAAAAAACAGTAGCTTTCTTCCACGCTGTGACTACTGCGTTGTCTATACTTACTTAAGGAACGATTTAGAGCAGTTTCATAATGAATAGGATCTAATTCTACGTCTATCATTCCGTCACCTAGCATTGTGCGGCAATAATCATAGACTTTTTGACGTTCTTCCTGTGGATTATCATTCATTTTAATCTCCTTTTATATTTACCATAAATATATTACTATGCCACGTTTATCACTTTACCGACCAGAAAAGGGAAATGATTATAAATTTCTAGATAGAAATATCAGCGAAATGTTTCAAGTAGGAGGAGCAGATTTATATTTTCACAAATATATAGGTCCTCTTAACACATCTGAAGACCAAGCTACCCCAGAACGTCCTCATTATGCATCTCAAAATGAAACTAATATACAAGATTTATTGTTACTAGAAAATCGAGATAGGAAATATGATACAAGCATATATATTCTACGAGGAATTTATAATGTTACAGATATTGACTTTAATTTAAGTCAATTTGGCTTATGGTTAGATAATGATACACTAACATTAACTGTTCACATTAATGACACAATAAAACTGATTGGACGTAAACCTTTAAGCGGAGATGTTATTGAATTGCCAAATCTAAAAGACGAATTTGCATTGAATACTTTTAATGTAGGACTGCCAAGATTTTATGTAGTTGAAGATGTGGGTAGAGCAAGTGAAGGGTTTTCCCGTACTTGGTATCCACACTTGTATAGACTAAAACTTAAAAAGATTATTGACAGTCAACAATACTCAGACATTTTAAAGACTCCTACGGATAAAGATGCAAATTTTGTGGGCGATTTTAATTTGTCAACTACATATAAACCAGGGCAAATTATAAGATATGAAGGTAAATTATATAATGTAATTGCTACAGTTACAGGTCATGAACCACCTGAGACTAGCTATTATTCTTTATACCTTGATGCAACCGTACAAGAAACTGTTAGCACACAAAATAAAGCATTAGAAATTAATGATGCCATAATAGCAGAGGCAGAAGCCAACACTCCTAAGAGTGGTTATGAAACAAGACAATTTTATACTTTAACTTTAGATAAAGATGGTTATCCGGCACTTATTACAGTCGACGACACAACTTCTCCTCCTGATGCAAGTTCAACGAGATTAGATGTAAGTAGAATTATGGAGAGACCACTTAGACAAGGGTATCCAGGATACCTTGTAGGGGATGGAGTACCTGAAAACGGAGTTGATTTTGGATTTGGTACAGACTTTCCTAGGTCTGCCATTGAAGGAGATTATTTTTTAAGAACAGATTATAAACCTAATCGTTTATTTAGATATTCTGGTAAAAGATGGGTAAAACGCGAAGATAACATACGTCACACTTTAACTAATACTGATACAAGAAGTACTTTAAAAACCAGCTTTATTAATAATTCAACTGTTACTGAAATAGACGGGGAAATGACAGATGAACGTCAAGCAATTAGCAAAGTATTTAGACCCAGGGCGGATTTATAATGCAGTTTTTTTATGATGGACAAATTAGGAGATATGTAACACAGATAATTAGAATGCTGAGTAATTTTATGGTCAGGTATGGTGACGGGTCATTAGTTAGAGTTCCGGTTATGTATGGAGATGTCGAACGACAAGTTGCTCATATTACAAACCAAAATAGTGAAAATACTATCCCAAGTGTTCCTAGAATCGCTGTCTATATTACTGAATATGAATTAAATCGTTCTAGAATACAAGAACCAAATTTTGTCAATAAAATTACAGTTCGTGAACGTGAAATCGCTAGCGATAGTAGTAACCAACAATATTATACTAGTACTCCAGGAAAGAAGGTGACCATAGAAAGATTAATGCCAACTCCATTTGATCTTACTGTTAAAGTAGATATATGGTCTTCAAACACAGAACAAAAGTTGCAAATACTGGAACAAATTTTAGTTTTGTTTAATCCAAGCTTAGAAATTCAAACTAATGATAATTATATTGACTGGACAAGTTTATCTGTAGTGGAACTAGAGGATGTAAATTTTAGTTCTAGATCCGTTCCTGTTGGAACAAATAGCTCAATAGATATAGCAAGTATTACTTTAAAAACTCCTACATGGTTGAGTCCTCCTGTAAAGGTTAAAAAATTAGGTGTAGTTTTAAATATTGTAAATAATCTTTATACAGGTACAATGATAGATATTGAAGACAATTTTTTAGATTTCAGAGCAGTAAACGATGGTGTAAAAGTTCCAGACCCTAATTTTTACAACCATACCACTGTTACATCAGTTGGCAATTTTCAAATTATAGTTACATCCACAGGTATAAGAATGTTTACTACTGTCAAAGGTGAATCTAATCATTTACCTTGGGATTTATTGTTTGAACGAATTCCTGGAGAATTTAAGACAGGATTAAGTAAAATATTTTTAATACAAAAGGATGGAAGTACAGTTGTAGGTACGTTAGCTATAAATCCTTTAGACCCTACATTATTGACTGTTATTTGGGATACAGACACTTTTCATAGTAACAATTACATAGACGATGATGGAAATATTGAAGGAATTGACCTTGATTATAACAGTACTACGGGAAGAGGAACTTTTGATGCCATAGTTAATCCATTGACCTTTAATCCAAAGCGTCCTAAGAATGAAGGTGTAGATCAGTCAATTACTATAGGATTAAGATATTTGTTGGTAGAAAATTTAGGCGGTGGGGTACGAGAAACTTTTATTACCTTGAGATCTTCTAGAACGATTAATACAGGGGAAGAATTTGAACTTGTTAATTCTTCTAGACTTTTAGTAAACGGCATAGAAACTGTTCATACTCTAAATAGTGTGGCAGGTAAATGCCATATAAAAACTACTTCTACTATTCCTAAAGGTAGCACAGTAACCTATATACTTAATTATAATGAAGATGGTCCAGATGCTTGGAAAAGTAGCTCTGGACAAGATACAATTGCATTTGCTAACGACATTATAACTTGGACAGGATATCAATGGAATTTAATATTTAATGCTCAGATTAGAACAGATTCCATAATTTATCAAACTAACTATTATACAGGCACTCAATATAAATGGAATGGCATTGCTTGGACTAAAAGTTTTGAAGGCGAATATGATAAAGGGCAATGGAGAATTGAGCTTTAATACTATAATATGCTCAGGTGCAATAGTCTGTGCTAGAGCTAC